GAGGTTGCTACCACAACATCGAGGCCCGACGCTCTCGCACAACCTTGGTAGAGGACGCGCGTGACTTTCCACGAATTTCCGACCGAAACCCACCTTCTCGCCGCCGACGTTATTCAACTCGAAGACGAACTGGTAAAAGTTCAGCAGGATCTCCGCATCGCTCGGGAGATGATCTCGATTCTCCTAACGCAACTCAACGAAGCATTTGAATTGCTGGCTGCGCGGGGAGACTCGGAGTGAACGGCGAGCGGCCAGAACGTCCAAAACCGACACTCACGCCAGTCCCGCCGAATTTCGCCAAGCCGAAGAAACGTCAGCCCGGAACATTCCTCGGCGAGAGCCGGCAATGGCTGCCCATTCCAGGTATCGGGTATCGCCTCGACATCCAAGACCTTGCGCTCTCGTTCGACGCCAGGAAGCTACGGTCAAAATCCGATCAGGTGATCGGACTCCTGACCGTGCGCGTGCAGATGGCCGGCGCGAAAACGATCAGCGGCAACGTCGTCGCCTGCTCAGATTTCAATTTCTCGAGTGACCGATCGCGCGCAGAAAAAGCCAAACAACTCGAGACGCGGTGCGGCGGCCCAGAAATCGACTGGCGTGGACTCGTCGAGGAAGTCTGCGTTCGTGTCATTGAAGCGCAGGACCGCGGCGAACCAGAGCTCCAACTGGCTGATGTGAAATTGCCAGAGAAGGAATACGAAACCGATTTGATGGCTGCGGATTTTCCGCTCCTGCGGCGACAGCCGACGATCTGGTTCGGGGATGGCGGTTGTGGAAAGAGTATGTTCGCGATGTGGGTCGCGATTGCGCTCGCGGAAAGTGGCACGCGCGTGCTGTATCTTGATTGGGAATTGGACGCGACTGAGCATGTCCAGCGTCTCGTTCGGTTCATCGGGCCGACCGCGCTCCCGTCAGTGCGCCATACGCTTTTCTACCGACGATGCCAACGGCCGATCGTGGATGACACGCTCTCAATCAAAGAGATCATCGCGCGCCGAAACATCCAATTCCTCATCTGCGATTCGCTGAGTTTCGGTGCCCGCGCGCCGATCGAAGCCTCGGAATCTGCCTTGACCTACCAGCAAGCAGTCAGAGAATTCGGCAACATCGGCTCGCTGCACATTGCCCATGTCAATCGATCTGAACAGGGCGATCAGCGGCCTTTCGGCTCGACCTACTGGCACAACATGGCGCGCTCAACGTGGTATCTCAAACGCGGCGAGGAAGGCGGTTCGGAAGTCACCGTCGGATTTTTCCATCGAAAGGCGAACTTGAGTGCGCAACGCGAGCCGTTCGCGAAAAAACTGATTTTCAATCACGACCGAACATTTGTGACGCCTGGCGATCTTGGAACTGACGCCGCGATGGTGAAGCAACTACAGGTGCCTCAACGCATCGAGCTTGCGTTGCAGAATCGGCCGATGGCGATCAGTGAGTTATTCGAGGAATGCGGCGGGGACAAGGGTGACAAAAACAAAATCAGCCAAGCAGTCCACCGAGGTGTGAAAAAGGGCCGGTTGGTGAAGTTCACGGGCCGCGATGGAATCGACCGAATCAAGCTAAGCTCATCTGATGACATGTCATCATGACACGATGACATGTCATTTTGCCTTGATTGACCGATGACATGACATCTCCCCCCCTTTAGGGGGGGATGTCATCGTGTCATCAAAGGTGAAGATTTAACGAATGTCATCATGGTGTCACCTGTAGGAGACAAAGCCGTGTGCGACAAGGAAGCCGTGCAACGAATCGAAGGTGCCGTCCTGGAAGAGCGCAAACGCATCATCGGCCTCATTCTCGCGGAATACGGCCGTCGCGCGTCTGCCGGCGAACTCGCTATCGCGAAGGCCCTCGACGCGCTCGCCACGAAGATCGAGCACGGTGACGTATGAGCCGCTGGACACAAGACGACGTGGACCGCGTGAAAGCGCAACAACAAGCACGAAGCCGCGGCGACACCGCCCTGAGCGTCCGCGCGAATGAGAAGATTCCGAAGTATCGGAATCAGCCGATCACGATCGACGGCGAGCGCTTCGATTCCAAACGGGAGGCGCAATTATGGGCGGAATTAATTCTGCGCCAGAAGGCCGGCGAGATTTTCGATCTGCAACGGCAAGTGCCATTCCCATTGAACTGTCCCGTGCGCTTCGAGTCGATTCACGGCTTCGCGGAAGTGGCGAGCTACATCGCGGATTTTGTCTGGGTGGATCGTGAAGGCCGAAAGCACGTCGCCGACTGCAAGGGCGGCAAGGGCACCATCACCAAAGAATTCCGGCTGAAATGTCGCTGGCTCGCCTTGCAGGACGGTATCGTTGTGGAGATTCTCTGAATGAGCACCTACGCGGAATTCCTCGAGCAGAAGCGGCAACTTGGCGGGCGTCATGGTTTCGCGCCGTTGTGGATGCCCTCGTTCCTGTTCGATTTCCAAGCCTCTCTTGTGGATTGGGCGACGTGGAAAGGCCGCGGGGCGCTGTTCTGCGATTGCGGGATGGGTAAGACGCCGATGCAACTCGTATGGGCGCAGAACATCATCCAGCACACGAACAGACCGGTGCTGATCGCTGCGCCGTTGGCCGCGTCCGCGCAAACTGTTCGCGAAGCTGAAAAGTTCGGTATCCCCTGCGAGCGTAATCGCGACGGGCATGCGGGCAACGCGACCATTATCGTCACGAACTACGAACGGCTGCATTTATTCGACGCGACGAAGTTCGCCGGCATGGTGTGCGACGAATCCAGCATCCTGAAAAATTACGACGGCGCGACAAAAGCGGCGATCACGGAGTTCATGCGAAGAATGCCCTATCGATTGCTCTGCACGGCAACGGCCGCGCCGAACGACTACATCGAACTCGGCACTTCGTCGGAGGCGCTTGGCGAACTCGGCTACGTCGATATGCTCACACGGTTTTTCAAGAATGACGAATCATCACTCGCGCCGTTATCGCACGCAACAAAGTGGCGATTCAAACCTCACGCTGAGCGTCATTTCTGGCGTTGGATGACATCGTGGTCGCGCGCGGCCCGTCGGCCGTCCGATCTTGGATTCACTGATGCGCGTTTCGTTCTGCCGCGGCTCGAGGAGCGAGTGACCGTTGTGGAGGCGAATCGGCCAATGGATGGGTATTTGTTCGCAGTGCCGGCGCAGACACTCGATGAACAGCGAGCGGAAAGGCGGCTGACGATTCGAGAGCGGTGCGAGGCTGTTGCGGCGCAAGCCGATGGCGCAGAGAAGTTCGTCGCGTGGTGTCACCTCAACGCAGAAGCGGATTTACTGGAGGATATGATTCCTGGCGCGATGCAGGTCAGCGGATCAGATTCAGACGAGCGCAAAGAGGAAATTTTTGAGGGTTTCACCACTGGCGATCTCCGTGTGTTGGTCACGAAGCCGAAGATTGGTGCATTCGGAATGAATTGGCAGCACTGCCATCGACTGAGCGTGTTTCCGTCGCACTCCTACGAGCAATATTACCAAGCGGTGCGGCGCTGCTGGCGCTTCGGGCAGACGCGGAATGTGACCGTCGATATCATCACCACAAAAGGCGAGGGCGACGTGTTGAACAATCTGAAACGGAAATCAGAACAGGCCGATCGAATGTTCGCCGCGCTTGTGCAGGAGATGCAGAATGCAGCCTGAGATCACGGAGCACTACACCCTGCATCACGGCGATTGCTGCGAGCTATTGCCGACGATACCAGACGACTCGATTCATCTGTCAATCTACTCGCCGCCGTTTTGCGGCCTGTATCACTATTCATCAAGTGAACGCGACATGAGCAATTCGCGCGATCGCGATGAATTCTTTGAGCATTACGGATTCGCCGTGCGCGAGATCGCTCGTTGCACGATGCCGGGGCGTTTGACAGCTGTGCATTGCGCGGACATTCCGAATGGACAGGGCACGCTCTACGACTTTCCCGGCGATATCGTGCGCCTGCATGAACAATACGGGCTACGTTTCATCGCTCGACATGCGGTGTGGAAAGAACCGCTCGGTGTCAGAATGCGGACGATGGCGAAAGGGCTCGCACATCGGCAAGTAGCCGAAGATTCGACGCTCTGCGACGTGGCATCGGCCGACTACCTGCTGCTGTTTCGGAAGAAAGGCGCGAATCCGATTCCCGTCGAACATCCACGAGGACTTTTGAATTATGCCGGCGCGCGACAGGTGCCAGCGGACCTGCATCAATATCGCGGATGGGAAGGCCACCACACTGAGAACAGTTATTCGCATTGGATTTGGCGACAGTATGCGTCGGCGTTTTGGGATGATGTGCGAATCGATCGCGTTGTGCCATTTGAAGAATCGCGCGATCCTGATGATGAGAAGCACGTTCACCCGCTGCAACTCGACGTGATCGAGCGCATTATCGTGCTCCGCTCAAATCCAGGCGAAACGATCCTGACGCCTTTCATGGGCGTCGGAAGTGAAATTTATGGTGCCGTGTTGAACGGCCGCAAGGGCATCGGCGTGGAGTTGAAAGAATCATATTTCAAGCAGGCTGTGAAGAATTGCCGGTCGGCGCTGGCCGAACGCGATCGCGAACAGGCGCCGCTTTTTGCAGAGGCGACAGCCGCAGTCGATGTTGTTGAAGCAGAAAAGATACGCACGCTTCAGCGCAATACGTGGAAGCCAAAGAAACGCGCATGATGAAACCGCCGCATACCTTCAACGAATGGACCGCCGTGCCGCAGAAGCGGCAGACGACCACGCGATCGTGGTGGACGACAGCCGCCGCGCCCGATCAACGCGAGGCCTTTATCGAAGCCGCTCGAGTTCGCGCAATCGAGCAGCGCGTGCATCACACCACGGCCTATCGGGAACTCTGCGACGAGAAACCGCGGCGCAAATGACGACGCTCGAATTTATCGGTAGGCACCTCGACGTGCTCAACGATTGGGAAACTGGCGAGGTAGACGTCGAAGGCGCGCGTTCGAGTGGGAAAACGATCTTGTGTCTCTGGAAAGAACTCGAAGCGCTGAAGCGCTGGCCGGGCATGTGGTCGCTCATCGCACGCTACTCGGATGATGCGACGCAGAAATTGTTGAAGCCGGAACTTGAGCGCGTCGCAAAAATCCACAAGACGGATCTCGGCGAGTGGAACAACAAAGAGAACGCCTGGGAGATGCCCTACGGCTCGCGCATTTTCCAATTCGGGCTGCAAACGGTGTCACCCGATCCGGAAGTGCGCTACAAAAAGATCCGCGGCTTGAGCGTGTCGCGGATTTACATCGACCAGGCCGAAGAACTCCCCGGCGACATCGCATCAGAACTCCGATTCCCACTGCGGCCCGACATCACGGCACGCGCGAGCGGGAAACTCTTTCCGCGCCAGTTGACGTTCTCGCCGAATCCCGCCGACACAAGTTCATGGCTCGCCAAACAATTCCCGACGAACAATTCCATCAAAGGCCGCCGCTACTACTCGCTGAGCCTCTACGACAACATCCACAACCTACCGCCGGCAATGATTGAATCGCTCGAGCAGGAATTCCCGCCGGAACATCCGCGCCATCAAACGCTCATCATGGGCCAGCGTGGACCGACGATCATCGGCGATGCGGTGTTCGACAAGATTTACAACCGACACGATCATCGGCGACACCTCGAAGCGCGCACCGACGCGCCCATCCTCGAAGCGTTCGAAGTGGGGAAACACAATCCGTGCTACGTCGCCGCGCAGCGGAGTCACTATGGCGGTTTGCTCTTGCTCGGCGGCATCAAAGGCGAGCGGTTGATGCTGGAAGATTTTCTGCCCGTCGTGAAACAGCATCGGGCGGAATGGTTCCCCGGCGCGAAGTTCCAGGCCTGCACCTCACCGATGGGCCAGAAATCCGACAGCACGAAACGTCGCACGACGCTGCTCGCGCTCTTGCGCGAAGCGCAGATTCAAGCCCGGTCCCGCGATGATGCGAACGCGCCAGATGTGCAGCTCGCGATGATTGAACAGCTCACCAGCTACATGCGGCGACGGACATTCGGCCGCGAGGAAGCGTTCGGCGTCAACGCGGATGCGGACAAGTGGCTCGTCGCGAGTGCGGAAGGCATCGCGCCCAAACCGTTCATGGCGTTCGCGCTCGACGGCGGCTACGTGTGGTCCGAACACTTCGTGAGCGTGAGCAACGACAAAATCAGGCAACCGAAAGACGACGACGATTTCGCGAACGCGATGAAATGCGTCGAAAACATCGTGCTGAACTTCTGCATGTCGCAACCGTCGGACTACGAACGCGAAACACAGGCGCAGAAAGCGCACGAAGCTGCCCAGTCGAGCGGGTCGCAACCGACCGGCCCGAATTCGTGGATGTATTAACCCGAATTGTGCTAGAGTTTCGCGAACTTTCGCCAATGCTTGATCGACGCCAGTTCCTCACGGGCTTGCTCGGCGGCGCGGCCGCAACGGTAGTTCTCGCCAAAGTTGATTTGCTCGCCGTGCCGGTTCAAGCCGAAACGTCGCGCGATATTCAGGGATTGCTATGGACGCGGAGTCTGGACGAAGCGCACAAGGTGCTGAATGCTGCCGTCGTGCGCTTGCTGCGTGAGCGCGGAATTCCATGTTTAGCGGAACACGTCGATCCGCGGCCACTTCTGCTTGGGTCAATGTGCGCGTCGGGCGAGATAATTACGCATCAGCGTGGCGTGGAATTCAGCAAATCTGGTTTACGCCATCCGGACGCGCATGAACGGATCGTGCTTCCGGCGGCGACGGCGATGGCCGATGCGCTCGCATGGCGCGGCGTTGATCGCTTCGCCGGATTGAACACCGATATGGATGGCCGCGGCGGTGCATACGCGCGCTTCCACGGCATCACGCGACTCGTGGTGCAATACAACATCTGCACCGACGAAATGCTTGGACGGTTGGACGTGCTCGGCGGAAGTTCAGAAGCAGGGAAGAGAATCGCAAAAGCATATCAAGCGAAATTCCTGAAGATGCGAATCCGTCAGCGTCTCGCGCGAACGCCCTACGTGCCGAGCTACGCATGAAAGAACTCGCCCACGTCAGCGGCTCCAACGGCGGGTTTCGACCCGAAGAAATGCACCGCCGGGAATTCCAGCGAACCACCTTCGAAACGCTCGAAACGGTCTACTTCACGCACGGCACAGGTGTAAGATGTCGCCTGTGCTGCTCA